TAGCGCCATAGATATCGCTGGCTATGCACGCACCATTGTTATGGCACTAGATGAACAGGAGAAAAGAGATGGCTAAAACGGGAGCCGAAAGGCAGAAGGAGTACGAAAAGCGCAAGATCGATGCCGGCTTCAAGCGGGTGCCGGTCTGGGTTCCGGCCGACAAGGTCGAGGAGCTACGCGCTTTTGCGGAGACCTTGCAAAAATAAATCCTATGGGGGGTTGTCATACACTGACGACCCCCCATATACTGAGGGAACCAACCAAGGAGACCTCAGATGTTTACAGACGCAAAGACAGCCCTCGACTTTATCCTCGCTGGCAAGGCCCGCGTGACCCTGACCAGCAAGGTCAGCGGCAATTCGTTCACCTTCAAGGTTGACGCGCCAAAGGACCGGACGACCGGCGAGACCGACCGCAGCATCCTGTTCGTCAAGGTGCTGAACGGCCCCGACAACAACTGGAACGGCGACTGGCTGTTCATCGGGTTTATCCGCCCGGTCTCTCCGTCCCGCCTCGTCGGTTCTAAGAAGGGCCATCCGAACGCGCCGTCGTTCCGCGCACTGGACTGGACCCTGCGCCAGCTCGCTGCAGGGCACATACCGGAGGCGCTGGAGATCCGGCACGAGGGCAAGTGCGGTCGCTGCGGTCGCGCCCTGACCCGGCCGGAAAGCATTGACAGCGGCTTCGGTCCTGAGTGTATAACAAAGTTCTAGCGCGACCGGAGGCGCGGGGTTTTCCGCTCTCCCCGAACCGGCAACTAGGCGGCGCTTTATAGCGCCGCCTTTTTTCTTTTCCACGTAAGGAAGTCCGCGCCCTCTTCCAGATCAGCAAACGCACTGATGCGTTTGACCGCGTTGCTTTCCTCTGGGTCGATCACAAACAGGATTGTAGCCCCGTATTCATCCCGGTGGAAATTGTGCCGGGTTGCGTACTCGTCAATCCATTTGTATCCACGGGCGCGACCCATCCATACGACACGCCCGTCATCCAGTTCTTCATGCGTCAGCCCCCATGTGTGGTGATGACCCGCAACGTAGATGTCAGCGTCCTCGTCAAACAACGCCGCACGTTTCTGCCCGTGCAGCCGGTTATAGATCGAGGTGCCTTTGTGGTTATGCGCCGCGTCGATCCTAACCTCGCCACCTCCGGGGAAGCGCAGCTTGAACTTAGCCCGCCAGTCGATCATTGGTATCTGTGCCACGTTCTCTGATTTCAGGAACGTAGAGAACTCACCGTGCATAGTGTCGTGGTTTCCATGCAACCAGACTACCCACGGGACACCAGCATCGCGCAGGAACCACCGCGCCAGCTTGCGCTCTGTCGGCTTGCTGATGTCGTCCTCCGCGTAGAGGTAGATCATCCGGCCCCAGTTGTCGGCGGTGTCCCCGATGTTGACCGCCATCATGCCTTCGGTCTTCGACATAATGTCGATGTCGCGCCGCAGTAGCGGGATATTACAGTGCGTCCCGAGGTGCGGGTCGCCTACGACCGACAGCCCAACCGGGCCGGGGATTTTGATTTTAACGTCGAACCACGTTTTCGCATCCTCGTTCGCCAGCTTCTTTTCAAACCGGCGAGACAGATGATCGAGGATCGCGTCGACTTCAATATCGTCGTCCGGAAACACCGGCAGATCGAAGACAGGTTTTTCCTGTGGCTCCTCAAGCGGTTTGTATTGGTTCCAATCCACTTTTCGATACTTGCGCTGGGCTGCTTCGAGGCGCGAAGTGCGTGACCCTGTAGATATGTTGAGCTGCTTACACGCTGCTGCAAGGGCACCACCTTTTTTACCCACGGATTCGCCAACAGGGGCGTAACCTTCGCGCAGTTTCTGCTCGACTAACTCGACAAACTCTTTCGCAACATTTTCCGATATTCCGGGGTTAGCCATCTATGCTCTCCAACCTTTTCGCGTGACGTTCCGTGCGGTTTGTTGTCTGCCGGTAAAGGCTGCTGTCGCGGAGTTGTGCTGCGGCCTCGCGCCAATCCTTATCGTTTATAGCTGCATGATGTAGCTTGAATTTTTGGTATCGTGGCAATCCTAGCTGAAAGGACAGGGACGCAATGACGATCCGCGCATTGTCCGGCAGGTCATCAAAGTGAGGGTGTAACGAACGTGCGTCGTTGAGCGCGATTGTTATATCTTGATTGTACAACTGCGTGACACGATCTTCGCTGATCTCGGTGCCGACCGGCCACCCGTATTCCCTGTCTTGCGGAACCAGAAGGTGCCCGATGCCGCACGTCGCATTGCCCAGATGGTCTTCGTAAATTTCGTGGACGATGCCCTCGTCAGCTTCTAGCACAAGGCGCAGGCTTTCCTCGAACGTCAACGTCCCTGTCCTCTGTACTTCTTCCACGAGCGGCGCTTATGTTTGTTCGACGGCTTGCTGTTAGGTCCGTCTCCGATGCTGGTGCGATGCTTTATCTTTATCGGGTGCCAGACTGCCCCTGATACTTTGTTCGCCATCACTTACTCACCGATTTGTATTTCTCGAAGGTCCGCAAGCCGCCCAACCCGAGCATACCCATAAGGACAGGCATCATTTGAGACATATCAAGGGCGGGTAGATCAACAAGGTTGCCTGTCTGTGCCAGCGTGAAAACCAAAATAGGCTGCGCGATATAATTCCACACCAGCGCAACGCCGCATGACCAACCGATAAATGGTCGCCAGCCAGCCACAAAGATACTACGGTGAGCCGCCTCTGTCTTGTTGATATCAAGCTGCGCGATGTCGATCTTCGCCAAATGCTCGCTCAATTGCGCCTCGATCTTGCGCTCCGCTTCAGCACGCTTCTTTGGATCTTCCGGCAAAAACGAGCCAATTACATCTTTGACCAGCGGTAGAACCGCAGGAAGTAACGCACCAATCATTTTGCTATCCTTTCGCTTGCCACAGGAGGATGAACGCCGTTATGGATTTTTTTGAGAGATGCCGTTTCAGCTTTCAGGTACTCGATATCCGTTTGCATCACAGCAGCGGCCATATGATCGCGTCTCAAAAGTTCCGGCGATGACATCTGTGCCAATATATTTATGCGCTGTTCTTGTTTTTCCGTGCGGGTATCCAGCGCATCAATACGGCGATCTAAGCCGCGAAGCCTAACCTCGGTATCGGCGAGTTGATCGATGACAGTAGCCAATTTCTGCCTGACGATGGCTGCTGCCGATACCACACTGACCAGTATCCCTGCGAGCGTCAGGATCATGCGGGCGTCGAGTTCCATTTATTTTCTGAACGCTGCAAATAGCAGCGCAGCCACCACCACACCGAGCAGCATCACTTCGCCGTAGCTAATCACGATTGCTTGCGCCATTTTTTGATCCACCTTTGCACGGTTTCAGTTTCATAAATGCGGATGACCGACCAAATCAAAGACGCCAAAGCCGCCGCCGCAGGAAGCCATTCGACCAGCGTGGCAAGCACGACGGTGATGCTGCTCAGATCGATGATGGTTTTGGCGTGGTTGTCCATCATCCGAGTTCCGGCCAATCAAACAGGACGCCGGTCTTCGTAACGCTGCCGTCCGGGTTGCTGGTGTAGGTCACGAACAGCGCAGCGATGGCGTCGGTTGTCGCAGCCTGTGTGATCTGGTCTTCCATCGCCGCAGCGGCAAGCCTGATCTCGTTACGCCAAAGTTGGATCGCTGCGGGAACTTCAATGTTGGTGTCGATTTTGCGAACGATTGCCCAGTCAGTCTGCGCAAGCAGCGACCCCTGCTGCGCCTTGACCTCGGCGATCAGCGTGGATTTCACACCCAGCGTGACGACCTGCTGGCCCTTTTCGTCGAGCAGCGGATCGCCGTTTTCATCGACCTCGTTGATGTCGTCGAGCGCCTTGGGCGTGCTGTTTACCGTGCCGTCAGTGTTGTATGACCAAGTGTACAACCGGCTGTCAGGATGCGGCTGCTGCACGATCTCGGTGATGCCATGTGCCGCTTTCTCTGCGGCAGACCATGTGTGCCAAGACGCCGGGTGCTGGACGCCGGTCTGGTCGGTCCATGCCTTGCCGGGTTTAATAATCTGCCCGTGGCAGCAGCGATAAATTGTAGTCATATGTGCCTCCTTATCGGGCGTTAGCGGTTTTGAAAGGTGTCTCGGCAAATGCTGCCACGATCATAGTGTCACCGCTGTCATTGATGTCGTAACCACTACCAACTTTAATTTTAAACCCGTTGCTCAAAATATCCATTTCGGCAGAGGTGGCTTCTGCATTAGCAAGATTAGGATAGATTAGTTTATCCGTAACATTGTATGGATTTCGGCTAGTATCAAATAACCGCCAGCTTCCTGTTGAGCCACTAGATACTTTTACAAGAACGTAAGCGGGCCGGAATCCTGTGTAAATAAATGGACCATTTGAGGAACCATTCCCAGCGAACGACGTGAACTTACTAAACCCTTCTACTTCTGTGAAAGCATAAAAAACCGTTGAATTTCCACTAGAGTTAGACGAGCTATTAGTTC